CTTTGCCGAATGTGGATTTCCAATTATTTCCATACTTGCAAATGTATTGAAAGAGGATCCACAGGGCGTTATAGCACATATCAGGAAAGGAGAGGTAACATATAGCGATTTCTGTAGTGTTATCGCTATATTTGCCCAGGACATTAAATTTAGATCACAACGGAGGTAATTATGGCAGAAGATTGGAACAAAGAGGGGTTTTTCTCTGGGATCACAGAGGATTATTCACATTACCACTGGTACAAAGGTGAGAAAGAGAATCCGTACACAAATGACACATTCCACCCACTGGCAGCAAAATTCTAGGAGTATGAGAGAGATTTCCATTTCTCCTACCTGGATAAGGCAGATACGAGCGTAAGCCTGGAGGATGCCTATAAGGAGTGGAAAGAGGGCTTAATCAAGGACTATTTACCAGGTAAAAGCCCAAATCCATACGGAGATACCACAGACTGGGAGAAAGCCTTTGAAACAGGCAAAAAAGAATGAAAAAGGGAGGTGTTTGCCTCCCTTTCTTTATATCTCCTCCATTTCTACAACCCATCCACGACCAAAGCCGTATTTCCTGGTTGTTTCCTGGTAAACCTTTAGCACCTTAAACTTGGATCCAGCACGAAATACTATCTCATCCTCGCTTGCATAGTGAGAGATCGCCTTAACATCCACACCCTTTTTACTCTTGATAACCAGCATAAGGTTATCACCGAATATGGTTGTACGGTCTATGCTGGTGGTTGAACTCATAAACGCCTTATTCACATAAGCGGTACCAGAGGACATACAGGCTTTCATTTCCTTAATGTACTGATCCAGCTTCATAGGATCAAAGCTGATTCCTGAGAACACCGTACCATTATAGCGTGGCATTTTCTCCAGGGCAGCATTACACGCTGGGTAGAATTTCTGGCAAAGCCCTCCGTAATCCTCCACCTTACCAAAGTAGCTATCCACTATGCCATAACCATAATTATTGCACCACTTGGATCCGTATGTGTAGCGATTTATCAGAGCCAGCTCCTCTACAGGTATGCCTGTTAGCTTGCTGTACTCCTCCATCTTTCGCCTTTCGGTACTATGTTGCTCAAACCTACCACCCACAACCGTACTGGCATTGTGATTCTCTGGGGCATTGATATACTCCTCCAGGGCTTGCTTTGCCAGATCATCAGTTTCTCCGTTCAGCTTCACCAGTTTGCCCTGGTGGGAGCGATATTTCAGAGCCAGCTCCTTTCTGTAGGCAGCCAGCCTCTCATAGGCTCCTGTTACCTCAGAATGCCACTGGGAGCCGTACCTGTCCATCGCCTTATCATAGAGATCCTGTAGGCGTGCCAGCTCCAGTTTCTCCTCAGCAGTAGCAAACAGATCCAGAGTAGAGCCATCACCTCCAGCAGATTTAGCCAGCTTTGCCAGGCGTGCCTTTTCTATCTCTGCGATCTTTGCCTTTGCCTGAGCTGTCAGAGCGTTAATCTCGCTTGCAGTCTTTCCATCGGCTATGGCACTATTCAGATCCCCCAGAATGGCGTTAAGGTTTTTGCTCTTACTCTTATAGCCCAGGATTGTGTTTGCCTCAGCGATAGCAAGCTGCTGATCGTACTGAGCCTGTACCTTTTTCAGCTCTGCCTCCAGCATCTTCACCATTTCTGGAGAGGTGGGAAACTTGTTTTTATCGGCTACCCACTGAGCTTCAAATTTGAGCTTTTTAATCTGATACGCCAGATCACCAGAGGAGATCTTTGTTTTGAAAGCCTCAAAAGCATCATACAAGCTCTGTACGGCACTTTCTCCGTATTTCTGTACTAACTCCTGGTGGTGCTTCTGTTCGGGCGTGAGAGGGTTTAGAATTTGCTCCACAGCCTTTTTATTATCCCTGATAAAATAGGGCAGCGTACCCTTTGCCTCAGCTTTGGCGTATCGCTCCTCATTGTCTTTTACCCAGGTCTGGAACTGGTCTGGCAGATCCTTTGGGCTATCCGTTACAACAGAGCCAGGATCCTCACCGTTGAGAATCTTATCCAGCATCTGATCCAGCTCCTCCTCTTTAGCCAGCACAGGCACCATATAACACCTACAGTTAGGGTGCCAGCCTACCCACTTGAAGCCCTTAGGATATACGCCTTTCAGATCATCGCATATATCCCAAACAGGATGGTTGTTGCTGAGCTTTATTTCAACCCCTACAACAAAATCAAGCTGCTGCCACCTGGTAAAGTCTGCCTCCCTATAGGCTATATTGGTTTCTGTTCGTGCAAGCCTCTGAGCGTTCCTGTATGAGGAGCGATAAACACCCTGCCCAGGGTGGTATTTCTTAGGATCATCGTTCACCCACTTGTAGGATTCACTCTCTTTATCCCAGATCCTGCGTTTCCAGATTCTGCCATAGATAGGATTTCCGTTCTCATCCTCTCCGATCTTCACCCTGAAACGCCTGTAGAACTTATCAGGCTCCTGGAGATAGCCTTTGATCTTCGTTGCTAATCGGTTGGCTGGTGTACCCTCACCGATAGCCAGATCCAAAGCGTTCTCCAGCTCCTCCTTAAACATTCCGTTGTATTTCCACACCTTTTGAGAGAGGCTTAAACCCTCCTCGCCTGTTTTCCTGACAAAGAAAGCATCCATCGCCTCCTTATTCCTGAGGAAATACCTGGCAAAATGGTGATCCTCTATAGAACTGGCTCCGAATATGCTTTTTACAAGCTCATCGTTATGCTCATTAGACAGGATCCACTCTTTCTGCACACCTCCACGGATCGCCTGATATGTACGGCTATACATATTCCTCAGAATAGGCGTTACCTCCTCACTATACCCATACTCAGAGAATGAGAAAGGTTTGCCATCCTCCAGCTCGGTACCCTTTACCAGGTTAATGATCTCACCCAGGGCATCCAGATAGATAGCACGCACCTCAGCAGCATAGCCCTCTGTACGCTTGAAAAGCTCCTGCTGCTGCTTCTTATAGTCTATGTACTTTCTCTTAGCCATTACTGCCTCAAAATAAAGTGTTCACACTGAGGATCTGAAAGGAACTTGCACCACCTACCATGCTCGGTTTTCTTATCCTCCTTACATCGGCATAGTATCAGGTGCCCATCCAGGGCTTTGCTATGCCAGTCGTAAGAGTGTTTGCAGTCCTTACACTGGTACCTGGGCTTTTCTGCCACAGCTTTTACTTTCTTTGCCATTACTCCAGATCCTCTATTGTTACTCTTACCGCCTTGTATCGCTCAGGCATCGGCTCTGCGTACTCCATACCGCCATCCTCAGCTTGCACCAGAGGGCATACGGATTTATTCAGATCGTAAGCTCTGCTCTCTACATTATCTCTGTTAGTATCACCGATAAAGCCATCAAACTGATCCATTTCGGTATCTAACACCATATAGCAAACCTTTCTCATTACTCACCCCCTCCGAATACATCAACCTTATTCATTTCTTGCTGGCGTTCCAGGGCTTCTGCCTCCTCCTGTTTGATACGCTCCAGCTCTGCCTTTGCATCTTTCACCAGGTAGCTCATTTCTACATAGGTTTCCCTACTGAGGGCACCATCATTGAACTGCTTAGAGAGATCAGCAAGCAACTCGCTCACATCCTCACCAAACGGCTCCTGGAACTCGTGCCCCAGCTCCAGAGCATCATACTCTGCCTTGTGCCTATAGTCAAGTACATTTCCCAGGATCGCTTTCATAAGTGAAGCGTGGCGATTCATATAGCCATCGTGGGATTCCTTGTGTTTCTCTGCCTTGATAACAGCCAGCAGCATAACCTTTCGGATAGCCTTAGCAGACATATTGCCCAGGCTTTTCATGTTGTCAAAGTCAATGTTTGGTGTGAAGCTCTTGGAAAGGATATGCTTATCCAGGCGTTCAAACTGGTTTTTCTTGCTCTCGCTCGCCTGATCCCAGGTGAGGTAACGCACATCACCGCCATTTTTCAGGATAAACAGCTTAGCCTCATCCTCAGCCTTAGGGAGAGAGTTAAGGATCTCAGCAGTGGCAACCATAGCAGGGTTAGCAAAGCGATCATTAACATCCGCATCGGTACTCTCCATGCTCTCTGAGCGTTCAATCATAGGCTGTACATCTGCGTGCTCTGGATCCTGTTCAAACAGCAGCACTGGGATCTTTCCAGCAGCGTTTTTCATTACCACTACCTCCCAGCCATAGTTACCCCTCTTTGCTCTGTAGATCGTATCAGGAGTGTATATATCCACATGGTAAACGGTCTTACCGCCAGCCTCAGTGAGGTAGTAGCCCCAGGCAAAAGATTTGAGCCTCTTATACTGATCTTTCACCGTGTAAATATCATCCTTGTTTTTCTTGCAAAGGACATTCAGCAACAGGTTAGGCTTACCCTCTACATCCTGGTAGGTGTGATAGAGTATAGCAGAAACACCCTCAGCACCAGCAGCACGCTTAGCCTCTCTCACAGCAGCATCAAAGCGAATGTTACGCATCCACTCCTTATAGCTGTCAAAGGCATAATCGGTACCCTCTGAGAGCTGCGACCACTTTACAGGTCTGCCATACAGGAACACCAGGGCGATCTCATTGATATACTTAGGGTACGGAATAGGTATTTTGTTCCTTTTCACAAAGCGTAAGAAATTGCCCTTTTTGTCATACACTGGGCGATCCTGGATCTCCATCACCTTGTGAGTGGCGATCTCATAAGTACGCAAATTGTCTGTAGCCTCCTTTGAATGCTCGTGCATCATAGAGAGTGCCCTGGTAACATCCTTAGAAGCTAACAAGTCGGTAAAACTCTGCTGGTAGTTTACAGCAGCCTTAACCTCGTTTTTGATTACATTTATTAAGCCCATCGCTATAAAATTATTTAAGTTAAACCTAATACCCTCTCTATGTTGTCAGGTATATCGTACTCGTTATAATCAAACCAGGATCTCATCAAAAACATATCCCTCCAGTCTGGGGAGTGTCCTA